TGATTAAGTTATAATTGATACCGCGATGGATACGGTCGCATGTACGATAAAAGATGTCAAAGTTTTGTTTAGAACCATTTGGCATATACATAGAACCAAACAGCATATATCGTAAAACATAGGGTTAAACATGCCTGATATGCGCCATAAGTTAGACAAAAAAACTGCTGATAGGCATTTTCCTAATTGGTCTCACGGTGGTAAAGGTGATCATGCCAGGAAGAGTTCAACGGACTCCAGGGCTCGATACTCGGCCAACTGGGACAAGATCTTTGGTAAGGGTAAGAGTAATGACTAGTAAGAACCTACACACCAAAACAAGAAACAGATTAGCTCGACAGGATGCATTGCGAGAGTACATGCAGGAAAGGGGATCGGTTCAATATCTTTTTGATATCATTGAGAAGATCGAGAAATTAGACCCTGAATCTGAGACTTTTAGTCAGGATCTGGCCAAATACTCTAAGGTGGTGGATGTACGGCATAAAATGCTTGGGAAATATCTGCCAGAGCTGAAGGCTACAGAAATTACGGGAGAAGGTGGCGGGGATCTTCAGATAACGGTCTCAGATTTCAAGAGTGCCTAGCATATCGATCCCACATGAATGGGAACCTAGGCCTCATCAACTGCCATTCTTCAAGGCCATGGATTCAGGGGCCAAGCGTGCCTGTATCGTGTGGCATAGGCGAGCTGGCAAGGGTGCCGCAACTCTTAACTTTACAGCTAAAGAGATGTTCAAGCGGGTCGGGACGTACTGGCATCTGTTCCCAGTCCAAACGCAGGCCCGTAAGGCCATTTGGAGCGGCATAGACTCCGAAGGAAGGCCCATCCTTGGCCAAGTATTCCCAGAGGCCATACGCAAGCGCACTAGCTCACAAGAGATGCTGATAGAGCTGGTTAACGGATCAACATGGCAGCTCACCGGCAGCGATAACTACAACAACCTAGTCGGATCCAATCCGGTCGGGGTAGTGTTCGATGAGTGGAGCCTATGCGATCCCAATGCATGGGGCTACATCAGGCCAATCCTAGCCGAAAATGGCGGATGGGCTGTATTCATCTATACACCACGGGGAAAGAACCACGGCCATTCACTGTATCAGATGGCCAAGAAGTCCAATGAATGGTTTTGTCAGAATCTAACGGTGAACGACACCAAGCGGGCAGACGGTACACCGGTCATATCATCGGACATCATCGATAACGAACGACTGGAAGGGATGGATGAAGCCTTAATCCAACAAGAGTTTTACGGATCCTTTGAAGCTCAGATAGCAGGGGCCTACTACTCAGACCAACTGACAGCAGCGAAGGAACAGGGCCGAGTCGGAAGGCTACCGATAGAACCATCATTGCAAGTGCACACAGCTTGGGACTTGGGGATATCCGATGCTATGTCTATCTGGCTATTCCAAGCAATGGGCAAAGAGATACGATTGATCGGGTACTATGAGAACACGTCAAAGGGGATGGAGCACTATATCCAATGGTTGAACCAATACGCGACGACCAATAACGTGATGCTAGGATCACATCTTGCACCGCACGACATCGAAGTCAGAGAGCTCACCTCAGGCCGTAGCAGAAAGGAAGTAGCCAGAGAGATGGGGATCAACTTCCGAACTGTACAGCGACCGAGAACGAAGGCTGAAGGCATACAGGCCGTTAGACGGATGTTCCCTAGATTCTGGATAGACGATGAGAAGGCCGAACATGGTTACAACTGCATAGCATCCTACCATCGGGAATACGACGACAAGCGCCAAGTGTTCCGTGATACACCTGTTCATGACTGGGCATCACATGGGGCCGATGCACTACAAACCCTTGCACTAGGATGGCAGGAGTCAATGGTGTCAGGACATAGACCACAACCGAGACAGGCCAAGGTGCAGTTTAGTGTCTTCTAATGAACACATTAACCGCAGTTTAGTGTCTGATGCATACGTTGTATTCACTAACGACTCAGGCCATTGGTGGTCACCGTTCCTTCATCCGTTCATCAAGCACTGTTATCTGATGATGGCAGACCGAGGCCGCTGGTTAATCTATGGCAAGTCAATGCATTATGTGGACTTGTTTACTATCGATCGACAAATGGATAAAATCGATGAGGTTATCATTGTCAAAATCGATCGTAAGACCGCGAGGCAATCATTATTTATGCTCAATACATGCGTAGGACACGTTAAACAGATTCTAGGCATCAACCGACCGTTCATCTGGACACCATACCAGCTGTACAAGTATCTGGAGAAAACAAAATGAAGAAACCAAAGGCACCAAAACCATCAGCTCAAGAAGTAGCAATGGACATCAGGCAGAAACGAGCACTTGATGAGGAGATTGGAGAACAGGAACAACGGTTCAAGGCGCTAGCACGAGGCAAGCTAGGATCTGCATCTTTGCTAGGTGGTGCTCCACGGTCTAGGACTGAGGCCGCTATGGGTGGCAGGGCATCAAAGGGTGCTGCTGCTGGTGCTGGACGATCAATGCTAGGCGGTCTAGCTGGTGCTGGTAGACGTGGGGCTGCTGCTGCGGCTCGTGCTGGTTTAATGACTTCGACAATGGGCAGATAACATGAAACTTCCACCCAATCTAGGATCTATGCAGGATCTCAAGACCCGTGAGGCTAGGGCCTTTGATGCTGAGTATTTATGGCACGATCAATTATCGGATGTGTATGAATACTTCCTACCCCAACGGAACCTGTTCGACAATCAGGATACAGGCCAGAAGAAGATGGAGCGTATCTTTGATTCCACTTCATTAACGTCTATCCAACAAGGGGCCAGTAAGTTACAGGAGAACATTGCACCGATCTGGGCTAGGTGGGCCACGTTCAACCCGTCGAATGAAGTAATCAAGCTGCTAGAGTCAGGTGACTTCAACGTCAGCGAGCGTCAGATCAGGGAGAACTTAGAAGAACAGGCCGTTATTGTCTTTGACTATATCAACCGGTCTAACTTCGGGACTCAATTCTACGAGGCCGCGCTAGATCTTTTGATCGGTACTGCTACCTTACGGATTGATGAGACCGACGACGAAGATATGCCGATTGTCTTCCATTGTGTGCCGCAGAAAGGTATCGCATTTGAAGAAGGCCCGTATGGAAACATCGAGACCCACTGGAGACGGTTCAAGGTCAAGGCCAGATTACTGGAAAGGATGTGGAAAGGGTTTGAACCATCGCCCACCATCCAAGAAATGATCGACAATCAGCCCAATGCAGAGGTTGAACTGTCCGAAGGTGTCATCTTTGACCCTAAGACCAAGCGATACTACGGCTGTGTATGGGTTAAACAGGAAGAACGTCTATCTTGGACAGAAGATTTTGGTGTTTCATCGCCTTGGGTAACGGGCCGGTACACTAAAGTCTCTGGTGAGGTTCGAGGTCGTGGGCCAGCCATGCAAACGCTCCCAGATGTACGGTCATTGAACAAGGCCAAAGAGTTTGTATTGCAGAAGGCCGCCATTGACCTAGCGGGTATGTACACTGCAACGGATGACGGGGTTACTAATCCCTACAATATGGTTATAGCGCCAGGTATTGTCATCCCAGTAGGCTCTAACAACACCAACAACCCGTCTATACAACGTTTAGACACGTCAAGTAGCCTAGCACTAGCACAATTCGAGATTGTAGAACTGCAAAATGCTATCAAACTTGCCATGTTTAACGATCTGAGAGACCCAGCAGGGCCGGTTAGGACTGCAACGGAGATTGCCATTGAGTCCAGAGAGCTAGCCAAGCGTATTGGTTCAGCATTTGGACGGTTGCAGACTGAGATATTGATCCCAATCCTCAAGCGAGTCGTGTCTATCTTGATTCGTCGCGGGTTAATCACGCCTATTGAGTTGGATGGCCGTGATGTAGAGATCAAGTTCACGTCACCATTAGCACGAGCACAGGATTCCGAGGACATTCTAGCGGTACAACAAGCCGTAGAGTTTGTCCTATCGACTGCTGGGCCTGAGCAAGTGTTAATAGCATTCAAGACCGAGGACTTTGGTACTTGGGTGGCAGAGAAAACAGGCATGAGTTCTGAATTAGTCCGTGATGATGCAGAGAAGCAGCAGATCATCCAAGCTGGAGCTGAAGCAGAACAGGCGCAACAACAACCACAAGCGCCCGTACCTGGACAACCACCACAACTACAGGCAATTTAATGAGCTGGGAAG